CACCGTCAGCTATCACAACGGTATCCCCATCAGACACAGGTGCGTCAAAGGGGAACTCAATGTAGAACTCGCTCACCACCACGTTAGTATACTCTGCACGCTCACCACGAAATGAACGGGACACAAATATACGGCACGGGATAGTCGAGGTGCTTCGCCATAGACGAGGCGTTGGGGTACTCTGTGTCAAGTACCCCGAAGCCGATATAGTGGGAGTAGAAGATACTGCGGGAAACAGTTGACACCGATCAGGCATCATGTGGTTTATAAATTTCTCCCGCGCTATTGCTGTGATCTTCGCCCCGAACATTAGCGCCTCCACTTCTTGATAGTTTTGCGCCGATAGTAGTCCCGCTGCTGGATACAGTGATCGTATTCCTGTGCGAGATACATCTTATTGTTGCCACCGTCAATGGTGGTGTACGGCGCTCTTTGAGCCGCTTTTCTGTCCCAAAGCTCCGCTAACGCCTCGTAGATATTCACGACATAAGTATCCACAGTCAGATAATCTTCTGTCAGTGCGCTATCTAAAGTAATTATACCACGAGCCACATCATACTCGCCCTCTAGCACTACCGTAGTGCCGTCCGGCAGAGTGGCGTTGAACAAACTCAACGTTGTATAAGGGAAGTCGAGCTTGTAGTGCTTTAGAAAATCGGGGATGAATATGGTGTCAGAGAAATGAACGAACTTGACGGTGCTAAACACACCCACCCCGTCACATATTTCCTTAAGCTGTAGGTCAGTCCAGTATGTAACGCCGTCGAATACGTCAGTGGTAGCGGCCTGCCCATAGCTTCGGATATAACTAATCATTTACCGCCCCCTAACAACAAGGGGGAGGGTTTCCCCTCCCCGCGTTTTCAAGACTAGACTAGATCGAAGCCTTTGCGAAGGCCGAGTTAGCCTTAGTTTCGATGAACATGCCCAATTCTTCGCGCCACGCGCCGACACCATAAGTCATGTGTGCGCTGTACTCAGCGGTACGTCCCTGATTAACAGTTTCGTAGAAGCTGCGGACAGGCTGACGAATGTCGAAAGCGATGGCATCGCTGAAGAACAGCAGGTTCTTGCACGAGGCCGACTTTTCGTAAATCCAGAAGGCACGACCAGTGATCTCAGCACCACCATCGGTGATAAGGTCATAGGCGCTCTTGCCAGTCGAGACATGCGGCGCGGCGGGATTAACCGCAGGGCGCAGTTCCGATTGAGCATCCAGATACAGGGTAGCAGGCGGGGTCAGTTCCAGTTTGTCGAAGGTCGTTCCGGCAACCGTCCACGTACCGTTTCCGGCAATCGAGAGGGCTTCCAGCGCGGCTTTCACATTTGACTTCATGGTCGCAGCGGTCACGCTGACCGTGATCGCTCCGGTCTGATATTCCGTACCGTCACCCAGAGCCAAGCGGAACGTGCCACCATCGGCGTTCGGGTCAATTTGCAGCCAGTACACAATGTTACGCGGCACGAACGCGCTGACGGCGATGTTCAGACCACCGAATGCGGGTACTTGCCAGCCAGCAATGGCACGATTGCGGAAGTCGAGGGCGGTCGTATCAGAACCGTACTTAACCAGTTCCGTCATCACGTCACGCGCAGCGAACGGATGAATGACATGCCACAACTGACCTGACTGAGCCTGCTTGCTAAATTCAAACTGCGCGGCGATGGGAAGGTCAATCGCGTAGGTCGTGGAGCTACTGCCGAACGAGCCACCAGCAAAGTAGCTATTCGCGCCTGCAATCAGGTCAGCTTCGACACGATCACCGATAGACTTGCCTAGAGCTTGTGCGGTGTCAGCAACGATGTTTTCCAAGTCGGTTGCAATGCGGCGGTCGGAAATGCGGTAACGATCACCGACTTCCACCGGAGTGATCTGGTTTTTCCGCGCACGCAGCAGAATGGTGTCGGGGATAGCCGTGTCTTCCGACAAGTTCTTAGCCCGACGAGGGTGCAGGTATTCTGACACCTTGCGGACGTTCCAATCGGACATATCGGTGAGAGTACGCACGCGCTGCGCCATCGTGTAGCCGTGCATGACGTACTTAAACGCAGCTTCCTCAACATGAGGAGTGAGCGAGGGATAGACATTACTTAGTTCGTTAAGAGCCATTAGCTTCCTCCAATACCCATCTGTTTCAAGATTTTATCCATACTAACCCCTGACGAGGTTTCCCCGCCAGTTGTGCCACCAGTGGCGCTGTCGAACCGGAAGCCAGATCGCATCAGCAAGTCGGCGGTTTCTTCGGGGTCAGCGGACTTCTCCAAGATGGGAAGAACACGCTCACCTAACCCCTTGTCCTTAGCCAGTTTTGCCAGTGCGTCCTTGCGTTCCTGTTCGCGCTTGGCGGCGGTTGAACGTTCGGCATCCAAACGAGCGCGGAACTCCTCAAACAGCTTGTCCACGTCAAATGGAGCAGCAGCTACAGGCGGCGCGGCGGGTGTAGGTTCGGGAGCAGGGGTAACGGGGTCTGCTTCCTTCTCAGCCAGCTTTGCCTTCAGTTCCGTGAGCTTCTTTCGACGGTCAATACTTTCTTCCAAAAGTTTCGAGTACATATCGTGGCCTTTGACAAACTCGTGTTCGTCAACTTCCACATACTCACCGTCATCATTCTTGGTAAAAATCGGCATCTTTATCTCCCGATAAAAGTAGTTGTTGGTATTATACTACCGTAATACCCCGTTGTCAAGGGGGGTACTAGGGTCAGTATTACTAGAATGGTCGTCGTTGTTGTCTTGGTTGGGGTCATCACCGTTGTCATTGGGATGCTCCTCAGCCAGTGAAGCCTTCACGAATTGCCAATCCAACCCGATGTTTTCGGCAGCGGTGCGCTTGTCCATGTACCCACCGTTCAGCGCCAGCGCGTTGACGTTGGCGATTTCGGTCATGTCCACAGGCAGCGCAGAGCCGAACTTTACGTAGATGTCGTACAGCGGCACAACCTTGTTCACCTGCCCCGTTGTCACGCCAATGGCGAGGGCGGTGGCAGAAATACGCCGTAGCCCGTCCCCATACGCATCTTGCAGCAGCGCGTTCTTAGCCAGCATATCCACGAACAGGGTACGCACCGATGTGTTGGTCACACGCTGTAGCTCTGAAGCGCCGCCGTTCAGCAGCACCACACGCGCTACCGCCAGATACAGCAGCACGTCCCGATCAAGTGCCGATGTGATCGCGCCCAAGTCCCCAGAGATTTGCAGACGTGTCACACGCGCATCGGGGGAGGGTACGGTCATGATCTCACCGGAGTTTTGCACCTCGTCCACATCCGCACCTGTGATAACGTCCACAGGGTCGCCATTCTCGCGCACAATGCGCTGTAGGGTGCTGGCAATCCGGTTGATGCTGTCCTGAAGCTCCTTCTGGGTAAACTCACCCAGACCATAGCGGCTATCAGGGTGCGGTAGGTGTTCCCATTCGATAATCGGAGGGAACGGTGCGTCCCACACCGCAGTCTCGACAAGCTCGAACCCGCCTGCCTCAAAATCCAGATAGTCTAGGTTGGCGTTGTCCCCGTACATATAGCTAGGGAAGGCGCGTATGGCGACCTGCGGCTTCTGGCGATAGGTGTGAATGCGCCAGCTTTTGCTGTTAATACGAACAAAATCAGTGATGTAGGGGGTGTCCCCAACCCGATACCGCTGTTCATACCACAGCACTTCTTCGCTGTCGTTGGCACGCCAGTAGATAGTCGTGCTGGTCGGGTCTAAGATCACCATGCGCGGGTACGGGCTGTCTGGCTTAATCCGCACAAAGCAATGCCCTGAAAGGAAGCCGTTCAGCGTGAGCTTGGATAGCGAGGACAGGCCACCATTGTGCATGAAGAACTCTCGCAGCCACTTCTCCTCCGGTGTCTCGTTCACCGAAGACGGGTCTGTCTCCACCGTTGGGGGGTTAGGGAATAGAAACGACACAGTGCGATCGGCTGTCAGCTTCACTAGATTGCGGGTGGTGTTGTCGTCCACGTCATCCACGATCTCTAGCTGTGCGTCATGCTTACCCAGATAGTAGTCCAGCGCAGTACGGTATGCCTTACGCCGATTGGTGCGTTCAGCCGTGACCTCCTGCGTGAACCCGTTACGATCTGGGCTTGTGGGTGGTACGTAATAGATTGCTTTGGGCATTAGTCCTTCTCCCCATAATATCTCGCGTTCCTGCGTCTAAAGGGTGATCTTATTATCTTGGCCTCAGTCTCCTGCTTATCTTTGACATTTTCTGCCCACTTGGGCAGCTTTACACGCGGGAGCGCGTGGTTAGCCAGATACAGTGCCGACACCGTATCGTCCTTCTCCCCATCTGGAGCAGAGTAGGTGTAGTACCCCACCATCTGCTTACGGCGATAGTTCTTAAGCTCCATGCCCTGATCTCTGCCGAAGCCCTGTACCTTCTCGTCGTCGTCCAGCAGGCTGATATGCCCGAACTCGACAGCGGCAGCAAGTCCTTCGACCATCTCACGCTTCAGTTCGTTGCTCACATGGAGGGTCTTGACAACCACTCGATGATCGCCTACAATACCAACAACTTCATTCTCCTCGTTGACGAACCCGTTACGCATCTGGTTCTTCAGCAGGTCAATGTAGACGTTACCCATGCCGTTACGCTCGACCACGAGTTTCATCGGCTTCCATGCAGCTATCAGGCCAACTATGGTATTGATGGCTTCCTGCCCACTTTCGGCAATGAAGCGCGTACCGTACACCTGTTTACGAGTAGTCTTGCTAAGAATGGATACAACGGTGTAGTCGGAGTTGAAGCCGAAGTCCACACCCATGACATACTGCTCGTCCGCTGACGGTTCAGACGGTTGCAGGATGCACGCCTTGTCCAGACCTGTGAACACAGAGCCGGAGTTGTCAATAAACTGCGCTAAGAACTCCTCACGCCATTTTCTGTCCGATACCGTAGACCTGATTTCAGCTAGAAGCTGAGGGTCTTGGTACGGCGAGATGGAGGTGGGAGCTTGCCATGACTTGTAGAACCTATTGTCGGTCTTCCAGCCACGCTTCCATATCTCATAGAACCAGTTCAACCCACAGGGCGTTGACAGAAACAGCACCACACCGCTAGTCGCCGTTATCATGGGCAGCAGCACGCTGTTCCAGATGTAGTCCCCATCATCAAAAAAGGCGGCTTCGTCTAGGATGATGAGGTTTACGGATAGTCCACGAATTTTGTCCTTCTGTTCGGCAGACTTAACGTATATCTTGCCGCCGTTAGGGAAGAAAATCTCACGGTGAGCCTCACGGATAGTACAGGGTATCTTAGCGGCCTCTAGCCTCTCGCGTAGCTCCGACCAGTGACCACGAGAGTTACCGATGGTAGGGGCAACCCACAACACCGTTTCCCCGAAGTTGATCGCCCGATCTAGAGCGATAGTGCGTGCCATGTAGCTCTTACCAGCTTGGCGACCAATGGAAACAGTAAAAAACCGATAGCGACCGCCATCGGCATTTTTGATGTTTCCCGCTACATGTTCTGCAATCTCTTGCTGTAGCGGGTATAGCTTATCTTTGAACTTTACTTTCATAGTTCGTACACGTCATCTCGTATACCGTAGGCAGCGCCGTTGGAAACACTGTTCACTAGCGCAGATTTCTCTCTGATTAGGGCGATCATGTCCCGAAGCTCCCGCACCGATGGCATATCTCCCGCTTCCACACGCTGCTGTAACCCGCCCACATGCGCGTCCACGATCTCGTTGATGATCTTGATCTGAAGGGACAGGTCATTAACTACCATCCTAGATACCGTGTCAACGGTTGCGAGGCGGTTCTCGATGTCACGCTTGTCTACGTATGCGTCCCATGCCTTAGCACGCTCAACCCATTTGTTCGCAGAACACCAGCGTTCCAAAGTCTTAGCTGCTCTGCCCATCTTTACGGCGGCTTTTGCCACGCTTCTTTCCTCTGGGCGTAAGTCTCGATATATTTTGAAAGCGGCGTAAGCCGGAAACCCTTCCGTACTCAACTGCGCCCACGCTGACGCTGCTATAGAAGTAGTCACTTGCGGATACCCCCATCCTAATACAACTGAAAACTAAGTCCTCAACAGGGCGGCGAGGACTATGCACGTCATCGGGCATTTCTTCCCAAGCGTGCCGCCAATACTCATCTTCGTACTTCATATATTATAACCCCTAAAAGCCCCCTGTCAAGGGGGCAGGTCTATCGCTACTTGGAGTATTCCAGTTCACCACTGAGGATTAACTCAGCAATCCGTTTCTTGATGTCGTTGATGGAGGCACTATAGTCGTACAGCCGCTTGATCTCCACCTTGATTTCCTCTGGTGTCATCGGAGGTTTCTTATACAAAACCTCGATGATCGCTGCGCCTAAGTCAGTCATAGCCAGCTATACCCCTCTCCAACCTTCGCAACAATACCTTCTTCCACCATCCCGACCAGCGCCACACCTACCGTAGCGCGGTCAACCGGAACATCCAACCGGATAGTAGAATAGATGGCATCGCTGGTCATAGCTTTGCCTACCCCACTCTGGGTTAGGGAAGCCTCGTACTGGTCAGCCAGAATTTCCGTAATCTTGTTACGGACAACACTGATGTTTCTGCGCGTGTACAACATGTCGTTCAAGCCCTCTGGTAGTTCCCCATCCATCACCCGTTCTTGCATCTCGATGA